GGGCGCAGGCGGTGATGTGCGCGTCGTGGGGCATCTGGTCGGCCATGGTGTGCTCCTTGATCGGTGCGGGAGGATGGGCGGGCCGGTAGCCCCGCGGGTCGAACGCGGGGCTGCCGGTTCGTGCGTGGTCACGGGGTGGCGGGGCGGACGCAGTTCTCGTGGGTGTCGCAGTTGCACGAGCCGCAGCCGACGCACATCTGGTCAGCCTCCAGCCCGCAGGCGGGGCAGCCGCCGGATACGGCGAGGTCGAAGTCGTCGGCGAACAGCAGCCGGTCGAGGGCGGTGTACGGGCGGTCGGTCATGTGCTGCTCCTGGGTGTGTGCGGGCCGGACGGAACCGGATGTCAGGCGGAGGTCTCGGCGGCGGGCGGCGCCCCGGGGCAGATGAACGGGTACGGCGGGTTGCTGCCGTGACAGGCCGGGCAGTCCTCCGCGTTCGCCCCACCGCCGACGTGCTGGGGCGGGTTGCGGCGGTAGACCTCCAGCGCGCTGCGCCCGTTGACGACGAGGTACGGGGCGGCCTTGCTCGCCAGCTCGCGGGCGGTGTCGAGGTCGAAGCGGTGCGTCTCGATCCAGGCGTCGTCACGGTTCGAGGGCTGCGGCTCGTACTCCCACACGCCATCAGCGCCGAGACAGAACGGGCTGTCGAGGACCGCCCATGAGTCGGGGCCGCGCCATTCGATGGTGATCGTGAAGTGGCGGCGGGGATCGGCGTCGGCGGGGAAGATCGACACCTCGTAGCGGGTGACCTCGACGAACGGCTCGGGGACGTTGCTCATCGCTGCGCCTCCACGCCGGACGCCAGTTCGAGGAGCACCGCGGCGTGGCAGCGGTCCGGCTCGCCGTCGGCAGGCAACGGGCACCAGCACATGAGGTCGCGGCCGCCCAGCTCCTCGCGGATCACCTCCGGGTCCCAGACGTCGTCGTTGTAGGCGATGTGGGCGCGGAACAGTTCGACCGCGTGCTCGCGGTCGCGGACCTCAGCCACGACTTCGGTCCATGCGGGCCAGGGCGACCAGGCGGGGTGCTTGGTGGTGCCGAGCCGTTTGTCGGCTGGGGCGGGGAAGGGCGCGACGTGGAAGGCGGTGCGGCTGACGTACCGCTCGCCGACGATGAACGGGTTGCCCCAGCCGCTGCCTCGTCCGACGTACACGGCGTGCTCGGGCGCGCGCCAGCCCTTGGTGCGGCGGCGTTGGATGCGGTGGGGCTGCTGGTTGTGGGTTTGGGGTGTGGTGGTCATGGGTTTTCCTCGCGCGGTGGTGATCGTTTGGGGTGGGGTTAGGCGGGGGTGCGCTCAGGGCAGCGGTTCGCGTGGTCCGCAGTGGGGTCGGTGGCGGTGAACTTGGCGACCTCGGTGCGCCCAGTGACTCGTTTGTGGGCGTTGCAGCGTCCGCAGAGGAAGTCGGCGACGGGGGTGTCGACGCGGTCGAGGCCGCGGATTTGGAGGCCGCCGAGCCAGGGGGCGGTCATGCGTTGGCCTTGATGGCGTTGGCCTGCCGGCGTGCGTCCCGCTCTGCCTGGTCTGCGAGATGCGTCGGCAGTACGCACCCGTCCACCTCGCAGGTCCGCCGCACAATCCCCGACGGGGCCTGGCCGCGGCCTACACGGAACGCGATCTGCTGTGGCGTGTAGTAGTGGCCTTTGAGCGCCACCGGGACGGACCCGGACCAGCCCACGTGCCCGTCGTCGAGGGGGACGGTGCGTTCGTCCCACAGGGTTTGGAAGGTCCGCTCGGGGCGAGGCTCGGGCGCTGGGCTGCTGAGTGCCATCGCCTTGGCCATGGCGCGGCGTTCGCTGGGCTTGAGTCCGCCGCGGATGCCGTACTGGTTGTCGTCGGTCCGCAGCGCATCGAGAACGCAGTCGACTTGCACGGGGCAAGGTCGGCAGATCTGCTTGGCATGGGCGATGCCGGCTTCGCTGTTGTCGGGGAACATCTCGTCGGGGTCGATGCCGGAGGTGCGGCAGGTAGCTTGTTTCGCCCACTGGCCTGCGGGTTCGGTGTCGGGGACGGAGCCGGTGTAGCTGCTCACGCGAGCACCTTCTTCACGCGCTTGGCGAGCCACTGAGCGACGTTGACGGACACCGCGTTGCCCGCCTGCATGGTCTGCTCGCCCTTGTTTCCGAGGACGATGTACTCCTCGGGGAAGCGCTGCGCGAGGAGCTGCTCGCGAGGCTGGATCATCCGGTAGTGGCAGTCATCCAGTTCGGGTGCCGGACCGAGGAGCGCCGCTGAGTCGACGGTGCCGAGCGTGTGCAGCGGCTCCGCAACGGTCTTGGCCACAGCGTTGCGGTACGGGATGACGAGCCAGTGGTGCCGTCCCTGCCCCGTCACGGTGTCGACGGGCTCGGTAACCGGGCGGGCGGTGGAGTTGCGGCGCAGGGTGACGATGAACGAGTCGTCGGCCTGCGGCGGCGTCACTAGTGCTTCGAAGCCCTTCGGGTTCGCCATGCGGGTACGCATGGGTTCCGCGGTGCTGGTCGCGGTGGTGTTCCATGTGCCGCCCGACGGCACCAGGACCGCGTCCCCGATCTTCGCGGTGCGTGCGGGCAGCGGCGCCCCGTCCGCGGGGAACGCCCGCCCGTCGTGGCCGCCGTGGTTGACGGTGAGCACCATGCGCTGGTCGCCGAGGAGCTTCAGGCCGGCGCGGATCCGGGTCACGGTGTTCGTAGCGAGCGGCCTCAGCCTGTGCTCGGGCCGGTCGCCGATGCGCACTCCGAGGTTCGACCAGTCGATGATCGACGCGGCGGGGCGAATGTACGGCTCGACAATGGTGTGGCGGCAGCGCGGCCCGTTGGGGCAGCGGTACACGTACTGCTGCCCGTACTTGCCGAGCTTGCGGCCGCCTTCCTTCTTCCACGACTGGAATGCGGTGACGGTCTCCTCGCACGCCGGGCACCACGCCAGCGGGCGGGGCTGTACGTCAGGCAGCGGGATGCCCTCGCGGGTGCAGACGATGTAGATACGGTCCCGCCACTGCGGTGCAGCATCGTTCGTGTCGTCTCCGGCGTGAGCGGAGGACAGGGAAACGAACTGGATGTTGTAGCCGAGGGTGCGCATCCCGGAGAGCCAGACGTCGAACAGCTCCCAGTCCGCGGCCTCCATCACGTTCTCGACGAGGACCGTCTTGTAGCGGTGGACCTCGGTGGCGCGGATGACGTCCCAGAAGGTGGCGCGGGTGCGATCGAACGCGGCCTGCGGGACGTGCCCGAAGTCCTCCAGGCCAAGCTGGCCGTGGCCTGCGGTGGTCTTGCGCTTGCGGCCGCCGGCGGGGCTGAGTTCGGTGCAGATCGGGGACGCCCACAGGACATCAGTCTTGGGCAGGCGCCGCATGTCGTAGTTGTTGATGTCGGCGCACAGATGGTCGGCGTCGACGTGGTTCGCGGCGTGGGTTTCGATGGCGCGCTGCCAGTGGTTCGCGGCGAGCTTGAGTTCCAGGCCTGCCGCTACCAGCCCGGTGGAGGATCCGCCGGCGCCGCAGAAAATGTCGGTGAAGGTGAGGCTCATGCCGACACCGCCAGGTGCTGGTCGCTCCAGTGGTGTGCGGTGATCTGGAATGCCGCATGCTGCTCTTCGGTGATTTCCTGCACGACGAGGGTGAGGCGTGCGCCTTTGACGACGGGGCCGAGGCGCATGTCAGGTCCGACGACGCGGGTGTGGTCGTCGTCCTCCAGCACTCCCGCGTCGATGAGCCCGTCGACGGCGGCTTTGAAGCTGGGGTAGAAGTTCGCCGGGTCGAGTCGGCGGCGGCTCCCCGGGTGGAGGACGCCGAGGATGTACGCGTACTGGAGGACCGGTGCTTCGCCAGCCGTGGCGAGCGCTGCTCGCATGTGCTCGTTCTCCGAGCAGGCGGCCATGGCGGCGCCGCGGATGGCGCTGGTGAGGTCGGAGCGGACTCGGTAGTGGATGCGCTGGTTCGCGTTGAGGAGCTTCAGCCCTGGGGGCAACGCCAGAGTGAAGGCGCGGGGTGGTGTGGTCACAGGAGCGTTCCTTGCACTGGATGGGATGGGCAGCGGTGGTCTGCGATGACGGGGTGTTTCGCGTGGGGCACGAATCCGGGGTTGCGCCAGAGGATTCGTTGGTCGCCGAGTGCGGTGGTGATGAGCCGCCAGGTGAGGAGTCCGTCGATGCGGGCGAGGATTTCCTCGGCCGCGGTGATCGGTTGTGGGTCGGCGATCACGTCGAGGGCTGCGATGCGGCCGGCGCGGGCGCGGATTACGGGTGAGTGACAGTGCGGGCAGGTGCCGGGTTTCACGTGGTCCGCGGATGCGGCGATCTGCTCGGTGAGCCATGTGGGGCGGGTGTTCTCGCTCATCGGGCGGCGCCGAGGACCAATGACGCTTTGAGTGGTGAGTGACGCTTGTGACGCGTAGTTCGGCATGAGCGGCTCGTGAGCGTGTGCGCGCCCGCGTGGTGGTGGAACCGTGGAGAATGCGTCACAAGCGTCACAAGCGTCATCACCTGCTGTTTTGCAGGCTTCGATGCGTCACTCAATGCGTCACTGGGAGGGCTTGATGCGTCACTAGCCGGACCATTGACGGCTTTGACGGTCGCTTTGCGGGTGTCCGCAGGGTGATGCGGGTGACGGATGGGTGTGACGCATGGGCTGGGGTGTGACACGTTCACCACCCGCTCTCGGAGTCGTTTTGGGTCTCTGTCTGGTTGAGGCGGATCCCGTCGAAGAAGCGGAAGCGGCTGGTGCGGCTCGACTGAACGTTGTGTGGCGGCTTCTGGATGGTCGCCGCGAACTTCTTCGCGGAGACGGCCTCCTCGCCCTCCTGTTGGCACCACTGCTCGTACGCGGAGCGCAGGATTCCCGAGGGGACTTGCATGGTCTGGGCGCCGGGTGTGCCGAGGGTGCATATGTCGGCGATGAAGCGGGCCACGGTGTCCTGGTCGCCCTGGTATTCCTCGGTTGCGGTCTGCACCGTCTCCGGGGTGTTGAGGCCGTGCGCGTTGTAGTCGGCGGCGCCCTGGATGAGCCAGGCGAGGATGGACGGGGCTTCGCGGTCGACGAGGACCTCTTCGAGATGCGGGTCACGGAGGTGCTCGGGAACGGTGTGGAGGAAGGGCACGAGGCGCAGGCGGCGCCAGAACGCGGGGCCGCCTGTGCGTACTGCGGGTTTGTGGTTGCCGAGGAGCCACAGGGTGTGGGTTGGGGCGAAGGAGAAGAAGTCCTGCCGCATGAACCGGCCGGTGATGATGTCGCGTCCTGTGAAGAGTTTGATCCGGGCCTCGGCGAAGCGCTGGCCGTCGTCGAGCTCGGAGGCGACAACCATGCGGGCGCCGGCCAGGCGGGCGATCTCGGTGGGATGTGAGGTGTTCGATGAGGCGAGGAGCATCTCGGAGGGCGCCGATATGGCGTATCCGGTCTCTCCGATGCCGATGATGCGCATGACGGTGTCGGCGAGGGTTGATTTGCCGTTGGCTCCGTCGCCGAAAGCGAAGGGGAGGATCTGTTCGAGGACGGTGCCGATGAGGCTGACGCCGAGGAGGCGTTGTACGTAGGTGATGAGTTCGGGGTCGCTGTTGAAGGTGTCGTCGAGGAAGCGGAGCCACCGTTCGGCGGGCTTTTCGAAGTCGGGGGCGACGGTGGTGGTGCGGGTGTGGAGGGATGCTGGGTCGGGGGCGGTGAGCTTTCCGGTGTGGAGGTCGATGACTCCGTCGGGGGTGTTGAGTTCCCAGGGGTTCGCGTCGAGGGTGGCCAGTGGAGCGACGATGCGGGGGTCGGTGCGGGCGACCTTGATCATGGATTCGAGGCCGCGGGCGGACAGGGAGCGGGCGCGGTGTTGGGCTTCGCCTTCTCCGTTGGGCAGTGCGCGGGCGATGGCGCGGGCGAGTTCGTAGATGCTGCCGGTTTCGTCCCAGGTCCAGCGGTGCCCGTCCCAGACGAGCCAACTGCGTTGCGGGCAGTAGCGGATTTCCTGCTCGTGCTCGTCGACGAGGCGGAGCGCGTTCCCGTCGTCGGTGCGCGTGTACGTACCGGGGCTGTCCTGTTGCACTGTGGGGTGGTGGGCGATGTTGAGGGCCGCGGTTCCGTCGGTCGCAGGCTGGTGCGTGGGCACCGAGGTGAGGTGGCGTACGGGCTCGGGTGAGGGTGCTCCGTAGCCTTGCCGGCGCAGTGTGCGTGCGGCTGTGGAGTGGTCGCCGGCGTGGTTGAGAAGTGCGTAGGCACCGAACTTGGTGTACGGGTGTTCGGCTTCGAACTCTGTTGACGTGGTGAAGACGTACAGGCGGTCGCGGTCCATGGCCCGGCCCGTGGTCGCGGAGGGTTCGCGACCGTCTTTCCCGGGGCGCTGCCAGTAGTGGGTCTGGCCGGAGACGAACATGAGTTTCCAGCCGTGGGGCTGGAGGATGTCCGCCCATGTGGAGCGCTGCTCGAAGTCGTCGCCCGGGGTGAGTCCGCCGCCGTCGGTGTAGTCGCCGCTGCTGGAGAAGAGGAACGCTGCGGCCTCGTCGAGGGGTTCTGCTGAAACGGCAGCAGTCGGGGTAGGGGGGGTGGGCTCGTCGATCGGGATGGTGTCGAGCATGCGGCAGATGGTGTGCAGCGCCTGGTGCTCGTCCGCGGTGATGATCGGGGTGGTGGCGGGCCCTCCGGAGAGGAGTTCGTAGGGGAGGCGGCTCGGGTGGACGGTGCCGTGCGAGGGTGCGGTGACGACGAAGCCGCCTTCGCCTCGGGTCTCGATGAGTCCGCGGAGGATCTTCTTGTTCGGGTGGCGTTGTTTCAGGTCTCGTTCGTCGTCGGTGTACTCGTCTTCGCGGGCCAGCCTGCTGGCGAGCTTGGTGTTCCCAGGGACGGGTGTGCCTTCGGTGACGCGGTAGTGGAAGTGGAGTCCACCGGAAGGGCTGCGTTCCAGCCATCCGGTGGCGACGCGCTGCCACAACTCGGCGAGCCCGGATCCGTTGATGATTTCGGCGAGTTGGTTGAGGACGCCTTCTTCGATTGCGCGGCCTTCGAGCTCAAGCATTTCCAGGTTCCCGGAGATGGCGCCGCAGACGATGCCCACTCCGGGGTGTCCGCTGGTGAACCAGCCGTTGATCTGCTGCTCGGTGGCGCGCTTTTCCTGGTAGTGCCTCCATGTTCCGCGGGGGTGTTTGCTTCCGTCTGCTCTTACGGAGACGACGGAGCAGCCGGCCGCGTGCAGTTGGAGTGCCGCGGCGAGCATGTCGGGGTCAGAGGTGTGTGTCATGCGCCGGACTCCCCATGCTCGAATCGGGCGGACCGTGCGGCCTCGTATGCGGTAAGCAGTCGCGGTGTGCGGTGGGCGAACCGGGGGTGGGCCCCGTTGACGGGCCACGTTTTGCCGGGCCAGTCCTCAGAGCGGGTTCCGGTGGGCCATCCCCCGGGGCGGCGTACCGTGGTCGCCTCGTTGTTCTGGGGTGCGGGGGTGCGTCCGTTGTAGCTGGGGCACCAGCCGACCTGGCCGTTGAGCTTGATGAGAGCGCGGCCGCACAGTGGGCAGTCGGTCCACCACCAGAAGCCGCTTTCGGCGCCGTCTGTCTTCGCGTTGGGGGTGAAGCGGAACGCGGTGGGCATGAGGTCGAGCTGCCAGCTCGGGGGCAGCGTGGCTTGATATCCGCGCCATCCGTGGCTGTTGATCCACGCGTACTTATGGGTGCGCTGGCCGCAGTACTCGGCATCTGTGAGCGTCGCGAGGTCAGGCGCGGGCGGTTCGGGTTTTGCCCAGTACACGTAGGCCGGGATGCCGGAGCCTTCTGCGAGCCCTTTGGCTTTCGCAAGTTCGTCGTCGCCGGGGAACTCTCCTTTGATCTCCAGCCAGAACGCGAACTCGGTGTTGGGGTAGACGAGGAAGTCCGGAAGATAGGGAATGCCGTCGACGACGTACCCCTCGGGCTCGTAGTCCCACGGGACGTCAAGACGGTCCATGAAGACGGCCCAGCGGGCTTCGAGGCGAGACCGAAACCGGCACCCGGAGTACCGGGTCTCGATTGCCTTGATCACGTCTGGCTCCTAGCTGTGGTGCGGAGTGGAGAAGCCCGTGCCCTGGCGTTGCACCAGGGCCGCCGGCGTGGTCACCGGGACGGGCGAGGGGCGGCTACGCGGGGGTGAGTTGCTCGTGGAGTGCCACGCAGGCGTCACACGTGCAGGTGCGGATCACGAAGCCGCCGCCCTCGGAGGGCAGGCCCTCGCCGGGGATGATGATCTGCTCGACGGGCTGCGCCTTCAGGTCGAAGGTGGGGATGACCTCCGGTTCCGGGGTCGGCCCGCATGGCTTCTGGCAGGTGGCGGTGCATCCGCCGAGGCTCTGGCTGGTGCCGTCCTTGGTGTGGTTGAGGTCGCTGTGTCCGCAGGTGCAGCGGTGTCCGATGTAGGCCATCAGGTGGTGCTCCTGTCTGGGTTGGCCCGCCCGCCGCCGCGGCTGGGGGGGGGAAGTGGCACGCGGCGGCGGACGGTGCTGGTGGGTGCGGGGGTTAGAACTGCGGGACGTCACCGGGCGCGGCCGGCGCCATGGGCTGCTGTGCGTGCCCCGCAGCGGCGGCTGCGGCCTGCTGCTGCTGGAGGAGCGCCGCGGTCGCCGGGTTCTGCATGGCGGCCTGGAGCTGCTCCGGGGTGAGGCCCGGGACCGAGGGCGGCGCGGCCTGCGGCGCGGGAGCCGCGTACTGCTGGGGGACCGGGGCCTGGGGCGCCGCGGTGCCCGGGTCGGGGGTGTGGAGCGCGTTGGTGGCCGCGGGGACGTACTGCGCGGTGAAGAGCTTCGGCGCGTTGAACTTTGGGTTCTTCTTCTCGCCGTCCTGCGTGTACGTGACGGAGAGAGTGCCCCCGATTTCCAGGCCGCGGGCGCCTGCTGCCCGGACTGCTCCGGCGACTGCGTTCTTCATGTAGCCCTTGACGTACAGGCGGCGGGCCCCGTCGTCCTCCGGGTTCTCCGGGTCACGCTCATTGGTGGCGAGGGTGACGACGAGCTGCATCATGGGCTTTCCGTCGTCCCAGAACTTGAGCTTGTCGTCCTCGTAGTTCCGCTGCTGCTCGACGGTGGGCTGCTCGGTGATGCGGCCGGACACGGTGTGGCCGAGCACGGGGAACTTCGCGGAGGGGACGCCTCCGCCCATGAGGAAGTCGTCGGCCGTGGGGACCTGGTGCGGAGTGGGAGTAGACACGTGGTGCTCCTTGTTCGCTGGTTGCTTCGAGCTGGTTGCTCTTCGCTGGACACCGGCCGAGCAGCCGGCGGGTCTGTGGGTGTCAGGCGATGAGGGCCTGGAGGGATGCGCCCGCGTTGCCGGTCTGGCCTCCGGGGCATCCCTGGGAGAGGTCGCTACTTCCGGGCTTCAGATAGGGGCAGAAGCGGCAGTTGGGCTTTCCCGGAATGGGGAACTGGTGCCACGCCTCGGGGTTGGCTTCGGGTTCGAGGGCCTGGACCTGGTCGCGGATGCGGTCCAGTCGGGCGAGCGCGTTCTCGGCGACGGTCCGGTCGTACGGCTCGGACCACACGTGGACTTTCAGCTCGTGGTACCGAGCGATGAAGACGATGACGACGCGGTCGACGGGTTCGCCGGCGTTCTCCTGGCCGAGTCCGTAGAGGTGGGCTTGGATGCGGTACTTCTCCCCAGGGCCGCCGCGCCGGTATTTGTCGTGTGAGCTGGTGCCGACGAGTTTCCAGTCGAGGTTGGCGCGGAGCAGCCGGTCGTAGAGGTCGGCGCTTCCGGTGAGGCGTGCTGTCTCGATGGGGCTGTCTCGTACGGTGACGCGGGTTTCGACCTTGTAGCGGGAGGGTTGGCCGCCGAGGGCGGTGTTGCGGGCTTCGAAGCGTTCGCCGATCCACAGGTGGAATCCGGTGCCGATGATCGCTGCGATGGGGTCGCGGGTGGTGTTGGACTCGGGCCAGTCGAGGATCTTGTAGGCGAGCTGGCGTTCGCACGGCTCGCCAACCTCGGACGGGCCGATGGCTTTTTGCATGGTGCGGGCCGAGTTGGCGTCCGCGTCGATGATGAACTGGCCGATGCGCTGGGCGAGGGTCTCGCTGAATTCGTCGTTTCCGGTGGCGATCACTGGACCTCCGTGACGGTGTTGGTGGTGACAGAGGCGAGCCAGTGCACAGACCGCTGGGAGCCGCCCACGAAGCGCAGCGTCAGACGGTCTCCACGCGGGCGCGGGATCGGCCGGGCAGCGAGGGTGAACCAGCCGCCCTTGTGCGCGATCTGGTCGCCGACGCGGAGGTCCAGTGCAGGAGTTGCGGTCATCGCGCCTCCCTGGCTGGCGTGGCGGCGAGTTCCTTGCGGGCCCGGGCGGCCGCGTCGTGGACGGTGGACAGCCGGGCTCCGATGTCCTGCGCCCGGGCGTGGTCGGTGCCGGCGGCCGCGTCTGCGATGCCCAACTTCCGCCTGAGCGTTTCGACTCGTCCGGTGAGGCGGGTGACCGCGGCGTCGAGTTGGGCGTTCAGTTCGCCGATCCGGCGCCGGTTGCGGACCTCGCAGCCCGCGACGGCGGTGGCCTCGTCGGCACGCTTGCGCTGCCGTTCGGCTTCAGCGCGCGCGGCGCCGAGGTCCCTTTCGTGGCGGCGGCGGGAGATGAACCACATCAGGCGCTGTCCTTCCGGGTGTTGAGGGTGTAGAAGCGGGAGTCCGGCCGTTCGTGGAGCGTCATCAGCCCTTGACGGGCGCGGTGGGATAGGCAGTCGCGGGCGTGGGACCGGTACAGGCCGCGGCTGTAGCGGGCGAGGTAGAGGCGCTGGACGCGTTTGGTGTCCCACTCGCCGCCCCACTGGCGGATGGCGGTGTCGAGGACGGTGTTCCAGTCGGCCGGCCACGCGGGGGCCGGGCCGGCGGCCGGGGCCGTGGTGGCCCCAGCCGTCGCGGTCGTGTTCGTCATCCGGCGTCGCCCCGCTCTTCGGCCTCAACGGCGGCGGTGTTGTGGGCGTCGTCCTCGGCGTCGAGGCGGAACCCGTCGGCCTGGTCCATGTCGTGCAGCTCGGACGCGGTGAAGAAGTCGGCGTTGTCGTAGTCGTCGTGCTGCTCGGCCTGGTCGGGCATGTGCGTGTCCCCCGTGGTGGTGTCGGTGGTGTCGGTCCAGCCGTCGAGGTCGTCTGAGTGGAATGGGGCCTCCGGCCAGCCGAAGGCGTTCCGCCAGCCGAAGGCGATCTGGTAGCCGTCGCTGGGTGCGGTGGTGACGTGCTCGACGACGAATTTGATGCGGTGGCCGTGGTGTTCGCGGGTGTAGGTGTGGCCCGGCTGGAAGAAGTCGGGGGTGGCCGTCGGCGCCTGGGCGCTGGCCTTCTCCCCGGCGTCCGCGTTGAGCAGCTCCACCAGGTACTCCGCCCACACCGTCGAGTACGTCTCGATCTGCGGCCACGGGCAGCAGTCGTACACGCCGTCCTCGTCGCGAACCGGGCCGCCCGGGTAGTCGTCGATCATGTGAAGGGCGTCGCTGCCCTTACCGGTGCAGACGGGGGCGAGGCCGGTGGGGGACTCGCTGTCGGTGATGATGAGCCGCCATGCAGGGGCGGGCTGGTCGGCGCGTGCTGCGGCGCGGGCCTTCGCGAGGTTCTCGCTCATGCGGCACCTGCCTCACGCTGCGCCGGGATCGACGCGGCCGGAGCCGCCGGGGCCACCGCGCGCAGCCGGTCCGCGAACGCCGCCACCGCCGGGCCATACAACGGCAGCTCATAGCCGAGCGCCGAGCACAGCTTCTCGACGAGCAGCGCCTCGGGCTCCCACCCGTCGTGCCGGTGAGTGTGGGCGTTCCTGCGGTCTTCCTCGATCTCCGTCAGGAGATCCATCAGGTCGGGGTTGTCGGCGATCGTCTCGATCATCGCGACGAGGTAGTCCGACAGGTCGAGGGTTGCGCCGGTGGGGATGCGGCGGACGTACACGCGGTACGGGCCGGTGATCGCGGGGCGGCGGAACAGTCGGTGCAGGTACAGGCGGATGCGGTTCATCGGGTGTCTCCCTTTTGGCGCGCTTCATAGCGGCGCGTGCGCTCACGCACGCAGGCCCGGCAGGCGCGGCGACCCCGCGACTTCGCAGGCTTGAGGTAGGTGTTCTCCGGCGTAAAGGCGTGGCCGTTGACGCACGCGGGCTTCTGGGCGGGAGCGCTTCGCCGAGCGTTCTCGGCCCGCGTCACAGGCTCCAGATGGGCCGGGTTCACGCAACGGCGATGCGGGCAAGTGGTGCCGCCCGGGCACGACTTGTCGGCGGTGTGACAGACGTGATCGAGTTCAAGCCCGTCGGGGATCGGCCCGATCCACGCCTCGTAGGCAAGGCGATAGGCCATCTTGGTCCCTTTGCGGGAACCGAGCGTCCCGTAACCAGCGCGGTCAATACGCCCGGCCCAGAACCAGCACCCTTCGGTGCGCTGGATTTTGGGTTCAATGCGCTCGGCCAGTTGCGGCCTTACCGGTGCGTTCATCGAGCACTCTCCGGCGCGATCGACAGGAGCATGAGGAGCGCGACGGCGGTGATCGCGGCATCGCGCGGGGCGTGCTTCGCCCGTTCGCCGGCGGCGTGACCGGCACGCAGGCCGGTGGCGTACGCCCGGTTCGCGGTGTGGCCCGCGTGGATGGCGGCCTGCCACACCGGAACCAGCCGGCCGGACTCGATCGCACGCCGCACGTGCGGACGCGGATCAAAGTCGGCGAAGTCCGCATCGACGAGGAGGAAGTACGGGACCGAGAACGCGGCATGCACTCCGACCCCGAGCGACAGAAACGCCGCCCACTCGGCGAGGTCGTGGGTCTGGTAGCTCACGGCCTACCGCCCGTCTCGGGCAGATCCCGGGGGATGCGGTAGTCGTGGTGCAGGGGTCCGTCGTGCGGGTCCTCGCGCAGCACCTGCGTCGCCATAAACGTCGTGGTCAGCTTGTCCGCCCCCTGCGGCCCGGGCCCGACCGGCAACGGCAACGCACCCCGCTCGCGCACCGCGTCCTCAAGATTCGTGATCGGCTCGCTCATCGCCGCACCGCCACACGGATCCAGTCCATGACCAGCTCACCCGCAGGCACCGGCACCGACACCAACACCGCCGTCGACGACCCGTCCTCACGCGGCTCCGTCGACGCGTGCAGCGTCCACAACTCCACGCCCTCGAACTCCGGCGCCACATGGATCTCACCGCCCAACGCGCGCAGCCACTCACCGAGGTCATCGACATCCGCGACGACCACGTGCATCGACTCCGCACGCGGAATCCGCACAGGCGCCGGCAGGTTCTCGCGGTCGATCAGGCAGTCGACTGTGAGCGCGTTGCGGTGCTCGGCCCGCGCCCGCGTCTCGGCCGCGTCCAGGCGCAGCGCTTCGTGCAGGGGGTGGACTCTGATCTGACCCGAGTCCAGGGTCTGCGAAACTGTGTTCACGGTTGCCTCTGCTTTCTGAGTGGTTGAGGTTCCGAGGGGCTGACCTGGACCTGACCGTCCGGGGAGGC